AAAGTATATTGTGCCGTCAATGTTTACAGGTAGGTGACCACCTGAATTGAACGCTTGCCCTGTATTTCTTGCACCTATCTTGATTGCTGCCCTGCCATACCCCGTGTCTGGTTCTCCTGTCTTTATTGAGCCTATTGCTATTTCTACGTTACCCCCACTTGTTATGCGCATACGTTCGGTGTTCCCTGTTCTTATTTGAAAATCACTTACACTTGTTGTTCCTACAAAAGAGTCGCTTGAAACTCCACACTCAAGCATTACTACTGTACCAGCAGGGTTTGCTATTCTTACACCTTTTGTACCATCTACTGATGCTGATGCAACTGCTAAACTTAATAAAGCCGATGGCGATGTATTACCTATACCTACGTTACCGCCACCAGAAATTGTAAGAGCATCTCTTAATCCATATGAAGTTCCATTATTATTAAATATTTGAAATCTTAAACCACCTGCATATAATTGGTATCCTGTATCATTATAAGAATACATAGCACCTCCAATATCTGAATTAGATGCATATGGTAAAAACAATTTTCCTGCTACATTTAATTTTGCACTATGTTGATTTGCAGTACTTCCCACAAGTAAATCCCCCCCACTTGTTATGCGCATACGTTCGGTGTTGTTAGTACCAAATGCTATTGCTCTTGCACCTCTACCATTAATTCCAAAAGTATCGTTACCACCACTTCCAAATATTTGTTGAGTAGTTCCAATATCCGCAATAACAGCTCCACTTGTTTGCCAAGTTAAATAACCACCATTTGCATTGCTTGAGTTGATGTTTCCAACTAAACCATTTGAAGTAGATAAATATAACTCTGCTGCCGTTACACTACTTGAGAATGTAGCTGCTCCTGTAGGAGAAAAATATAATAAATTTGAATAAGTACTTCCCGTTTGTGTTGTAGATTGTTGTATTTGAAAATCTCCAAAAGCAGTTTGGTCATTAATAAATCTTTGACTTCTTGATGCAGCATTAGAAGTATTTTGGAATATTAATGCTTGACTTGGATTATTAGATAAACCTATATTAACAGTACCATTAAATCTTGAACTACCTGTTACATCAAGTTTATGTGTATCGTTAGTGTTTCCTAAAGATAAATTACCTGAAGCGTTTAACGTCATTGCTTGGGTAAAGGATATAGCGTTACCTGCCGTTCCTGAAGGAGCGATGAACCAAGAGTGCTCACTTGCATTTTGTTTATATCTTGATGCAGGAGCACTTGTAGTATATGTCCAAGAAGAACCATTAAAATACGAGTTAGCACCATATCCTGCTTCGGTATCAAAACCATAGAAAAAAGCATTTTTAATTTGAAGTGCAGTAACTACTCCCCACGCACTCGGTGTAACTCCTAATCCTAAATTGCCTGAAGTATCATTAATTAAATTACTATTACCTATTGTACTTCCTGTTGTAGTAAATTTAGGAATATAGTTTATAGTACCTGTACCCGTTACCGGATTAGTTAAAGCGTTTTGCTTGTTGTTAAACGTAGTCCAATCGGTGCTTGATAATAAACCTTGAGCCGAACCACTTGCAGTAGCAATAGCTAAAGTAATAGTTCCACTTGTTGTAATTGGTGTAGAGCCAATAGTTACTCCGCTTGTTGCAGAAGATAAGCCTACCGACGTTACCGAACCCGTCCCGTAAGAAGTGCTATCTACACTACCATCGGCTTTTAAAAATTGCGAAGATGTACCGCCCGACTTAACTAAAGTAGTTGCGTTTAAAGTACCTATAATTGTCGCAGCGTTACCCGAACCGCTTGTTTTGTTTATGTATAAGCCTTCGCCATTACCACCTTTAGTAATATTTAAAGCAATACCGCTACCACTTGAATGTGTTATTCCAACTGTATCGCCACTACCAGAACTTGAAAAAGTACCTTTAGCAGCAATTAAAGTATGCGTTCCTAAATCTAAGTTAGCCGTTGCGCCCGTATAAGGAACGTAACCCGTAAGTCCGCTTGTATAATTAGGAATATTTAAAGTAGCACCTACTAAAGTAGCTGCACCACTTGTTCCCGTTGTTGTTAATGTTATAGCGTTCTGCTTCGAATTAAAAGAAGCCCAATCTTCACTTGATAAAGCACCTCGATTAGTAGCACTTGCAGTAGGTACGTTTAAAGTAATTACCGGAGTAGTAGTTCCGTTAGCAACAGTTGAACTTAAATCAGTTCCCGTAGTTCCTATTGTTAAAGCAGCAACCGATGTAACAGTTCCTCCCGTTAAATCACTTGTCATTGCAAATGTTCCGTTTTTATCTGGGAACAAATATTGTCTTGTAGTAGTACCAAGTAAAGCAGCACTTAAGTCCACATTCTTTTGACTTAGGTCTGTTTGGCTATATCTTATATACAAGCTATTTTGTGCAAGTGCATATAATGAAGTATAGCCATCTGCACCAGAATTAGAACCACTGTATTGTTTAAAAGCAAGGTAACTTCCTGTGTCAGTTCCATTACCATTTAAAATATTATTTTGAGCAGTTATGTTATTAGTTCCTAAATTAACGTTTGCAGTTGCACCTGTGTACGGAACAAAACCTGTTAAAGAAGGGAAGGTTTCTAAAGTACCATTCCCACGAATATACTGAGCCGTTGTGCCATTAAAAGTTAAACCTAAAGTTCCGCTTGTAGTTAAAGGACTACCAGATACGCTTATCGCATCGCCACCAACTGTTAAAGCTACACTTGTAACTGTACCTACCGCACCGCTTGAACGCTGCCAAATAGTACCGCTATAAATCACATAATCGCCAACCGCAAAAGTAATACCACCCGCACCAAAATCTACTGTTCCTGCTACGTTACAAATATAAACATCTCCCGTGTCGCCCGTTCCGTTTGCAAGTGTAGGTGTGTTAGTAGATGCGTTCCAAGTTCCTTTATATTCCATAATAGAACTCGGTAGCTGACTGATAGGAACTTTACCGCCACTATCTAAAGAAGCATAACCATTAGCGTTGCCCTTCTCACTTCTTAATTGGTAAGTATTTAATAAAGCTTGTGAAGGGAACACTTCTACATAAGCAGAGCCACTCCATAAGTAAAGCTTCTGTGTGTCTTTAGCGCAATAGATAACGTTAATATCGCCCGTTACAGGGAACGATGCTAAGTCAGTATAAAAAGAAACTGCACCGCTAAAAATAGCCCCTAATTGTGCAATAGTAATCTTCTTACTTACTCCACTAATCGGGTCGCCTATAATAGTTAAATCGGTACTCGCAGGTGCTAACTCAGTAGCTAATTGGTTAATTTTTTTGCCTATCATTCTGAATAATTATAGATGCTCGGAATCTGGCATCTGTCGTTTAAGTAAGGTAATTCCATTGTAATATCAATCTTAACTCCTGCAAGATAGTCAGGGTCGCTTTCTGTAAAGTAAGTCAAAGGTGCAGTATCGCCAATATCCCAAATTGCTTTAGGGTATCTTAACTGAGCCACTATGTCCTGACCTACTAAAGTCATATCCGATAAAACCTCGGTTTCGTTTGTTTCCTCCATTAACATTCTGTCCATAAAATAAAGGCTAAAATTGTAAGTAATATTTTTAGCGTTTATAGTCGCACCTGTTAAAGTGTAAAACATAGCAGGGTAAGTAACCTCGCCATTAGACAAACGTTCCCACACATCTCCGAAGTAAACAAAGTTAATTTGTTCGTGGTCGTTTCCGAGTGTCGTTATTTGCTTTGTTATTTGGTTTAACGTCAGGCTCATTCTTAATTTTTTCTAAATAAACACGCAGTTTATTTTGGTTTTTAATCGTTGTTACTTTACTCATAATTAGCAATCACTACAACCTCTATTCCCTTGATAAAGTTCCTCGAAGCTTTTACCTGCGCAGCAATCAAAGTCGCCCAACCAAATGCTCGTTGTGTAAGCATCATTCTCAGGGTGTATTGCATCAATGCCACTTCCAGGGTTCAAGTACTCAGGATAAAGTGTAGAATATTCTTTTAGGTATTTAATCATTCTTTGCTTGTAGAACTCCGCACGAGCCTTATATCTATTCGCCACATCAATCATATCCTGCATAGAGGGGTTTTCGGTATTCTCGCCACCCTTCCTTAACAAGCCTTTATTATAGAACTGATAAGACAAACCCATTGGCAACTCACTAAGTACATAATGCACTAAAGTATCTGCTATGTATTGGTCTAATAATATTACCTCGTTTGCGTTTAAGTTGTTCGAAGTGATACCTGCTTGTAAGCGATTGTATAAAGCACTTCCTAAAGCCGGTAAGATATACATATCCTGGGCGGTCTTAATCTCAGGCAATACAAGTTTCTCGTCTACGTTAGCGTGTAATCCAGACCTGTCTTTAATATTCTGTACGCTTATGAATAATGTGTTTAAGCTCATTTCTTATTTTTTTCTCGTTACTACGTTTGTTTTCCACTCGTGCCTACAACTTGGAGAATGGGTATTAGTTCCAGGCTTTGTGTACCAACCGCCACCTCTATTCCAAACACTATAACCAAGCCTTGCACTCATTGATTCAATCTCGCTACGGCTATACATCTTCTTAGCTTCTAATAAGTGTACACAAAATGGTCTGCTTGTACCTTTGTTAGCATTACTAAAGCCTGACTTCCACTCGTAAGAATAACGAATTAATATTTCTGTTGTTGTAGGTTTTACTGCACCAACTGTTACACCTAATGGCTTTACTAATTCTCTCTCTATAATTACATTTGAATTATCGCCCTTCCCTATTGTCTTAGAAATAGTTTTAATGATGTTTCTTTCTTCTAAACTTTTTAGAATAGCAACAATTTCAGGTATAGTAACCTTTAAAACATCGGCTAAAACATCTGTTGTAATATTCTTTTGTTTGCTGATTTGGTCTAATACGTTTGCTTCTAATTGGTTTACATCGGCAAATGTTTGGTAGTCGTCATCATCACTAAATCTTGTCTTACTTTTAAAGATTTCGAATTGCTCTCTATCTTCTCCAAACTCATAGAATATCTTGTAGTCATCTTCGCTAAACTCTAATTCTTCCGAACCTAACCAAGTAGCAACTTCTTCATCGCTTAAAGCATATCCACCCTTAAGCATTGAACTTGCTTGTTCCCTTGTTATTTTGCCCTTGTTAAAATCTCTAATGATACGCTGCATATTTTGCCATTCCCTACCTTTTAAGCCTTTAATATGCTCGTTCACACTTAAAGGACTTGCTGCCATTGGTTGCTCATTTTCAATAGGCAATCCGTATTTAGTAGGGTCAATTCCTAACTTCTCTAATATCCATTCTTTAGGTGCTACTTCCTTAATTACGCTTTCGCTAAAGTCAATACCAATAGGGTCTACGGCTTGAAGTTTTAACTCTTCGCTTACACCTGCATATTGTCCAAGCATATTAAATACACCTTCTAATTGCATCTGCTTGTAACGTACATAAGTATTATTAAATATTTCGTAGCTATCACGCATTTGTTGTCTACTTCCTAATTGACCCGGTGTAGCAATACCAAACAAGTCAGGACTTGTAATCTGGTGACCGCTAAATATGTTAGTTTGTATTAACTCATCTACTCTACCAAAATCTTCTTTAGTTAAATCACTCGCACCCAAATCATCTACAATAGGCTTTCTTGTCGCATCGTTTACAAAAGCAAGTAAATACTTCTTGCCGTCTGCACCTGTGTACATATTGTCGAACTGTCTGCTAACCGCTCTTTTCTCGTCAGGACTTGGCTCACCATTTGGTAAGGTAATAAGTTTACTGGCAGAAAACCCGGTTTGAGCATTACCCAAAACATGCTTAGAAACTTCAACATCACTTTCAATGTAGTTAAGCGCACCGAAATAACCCGGAAGGCTATAAACATTCATTCCCGGTCTGTATTCTTTTACATATAGTATCTGTACACCGATAGGGTTTTTAGGGTTAAAGGCTGCGTATACCTCAGCTTTCTCTTGGTTGCGTGTAGCCTTCCAATCTTCTTTATACCAAAACTGCGTATTGTCTTTGTTGGTTCTAATCTTCGTATAGTCACAATGCCATAACTCAGCGATTTGCTCACCCATTACAGACCAAATAACCTGAATATAAGCACCGCCAAATAGTTCAATATCTAAAGCAACCTTTTTAGTTAGGTCGTTTAAAGTTTCCTCTCTATTAACTTGCTTAACAATAGGCTGCTCTCCTGCCCAACCATTACCAACAATGTAGTTCACTTTGCCTCTTACGATAGCATTGTGCTTGGCTGACTTGTTAAAAAGGTCTAATAGGTATTGAGGATAGTCATTGTTTTGACCATACTGCATATATCCTTCGCCTTTTTTCTCTTTATATTCCGGTTGCTTTGCCTCGGCAAATGTCAATACTTGTATTTCCATTATTGTCTTATTGTGAATGTGCTTGTTGTTTCGTATTCCGTGAATGATATAGTTGTCCCCTCAAGTTCCATTATGCCTGTTTCAAGCAAGTTTAAGCCCGTCGGGTTTAGATTTGATGTACTTGCTTGTTCGTAGATTGTGTAGGTGTATTGCCCGTTTAAAGCCGTATTAAAGAAGCTATTTACTACAATAGTGAACTCGTTATACCTTTCCTTGTATGCGCTTATGTCTGTATTGTTAAGCCTTACGAATTTAATGTCCGTATTTGTACTTCTATTCTCAAAAATAAATAGATAGTTAGGACTTGTTAAAAGCTGCTTCTCAGTCAAGGTAAGTATTATGTTTTGGGTTTGCCCCTTAGTTAATCTTATCACAACTATAAATATAAAGTATAGCGATTGTTTGCAAAATAAAAAACCCCCGCCTAATTAAAGACGAGGGCATCTATATACAAAACCAAAACAACCTAAGAACCTGCGGTAGTTAATTGACCTGCAACAGTAGAATTAACTTCTGGAGCA